CGCGGCCTTCAGGGACTCGCGGGTCTGGCCGAGCCGGTCGGTCATCTGCCGGTAGGCGGCGACGTCCCTGGATGCGCGCTGCAGCTCCGAGACGCGCTCGCGCGCCGCCCGCAGCGCCTTGGACGTGGAATCGGTCTCGCCGCGCACGCCCTTGAGGAACCGCGTGGCGTTGCCGGCGGCGTCCATGATCAGCTGAAGGCGCAGGTTGCGGGACATGAAGCTCGCTGAGGGCTATCGGGTGCGGGGTTGGTCCGGAGCCGCGTTCATGCGGTTCCAGCGTTCGACGGCGCGATCGCGAACCTCCAGGATCTCCGTGAAGGTCATCTCTTCCATGGGCGTCGGCGACGGCCAGTAGTGGAAGACGGCGGCGATATCGGCGAAGGCGTCGTCTATGCTTCGAGGCCAGCTTCCGCCTTCTGGCGCTTCTGCAGCAAAAAACTGGCGATCTCGCCCGCGATGGCCGTGCAGTCCTCGGCCTCCATCGCCAGGAATTCCTGGGCGGTGATGACGGGCGAGGAGATCCGGCGCACCACCTTGGAGGCGGCGACCAGGTCGAGGTTCAGAAGATCGACCACCTTGGCGCCGGTCAGGGCGCCGCCCAGCGGCTTGCGCAGGGTGACGGCCTTAATGATCTGATCGCCGCGCTTCAGCGGCGTGTCCAGCGGCACGACGACGGTCGCGCGTTCTTTCTTTTCAGTGACTTCTTCGTCAATGTTCATCGTCTTTACCCGGTGAAGCGAAGGGACGGCGCCGTGCGGACGCCCAGGAAGTGAGAAGGGGGACGAGGCGCCCGCCGAACCGCCGGCGTCGGGGCTGCGCATGGGCGATCGGGTCGCTCGAGCGCATCCGGCCGGTCAGACGGCGGGCTCCCCTTTGAGGCCGCCCTACCGCATTGCTGCTTGAGGGCGACCATCCTCAGGCGAAGCCCAGGATGCGGCGTTCCTCGGCCAGGCGGTCGACGCCGTCGACGATGAAGACCTTGTTCAGGACGTCGATCTCGAACTCGGTCCGGCCGTTGCGGGTCTGCAGGTAGTAGACGCAGGCGGTCTTGTAGGTGACCTCGGTGTCGCCGCCGATCTCGTCGCCGCCGGCGTCGATGGCGTAGGTGCGGCCGCGGACCACGATTTCGACGTGGTCATATTCGCCGGTCGCGGCGTTCTGATAGGCACCCGTGAAGCGCAGCTGCGAAGCGTCGACCTGGTGCTCGGCGAAGGTGCTGTTCAGGCCGGGGATCTCGCCGCCGTAGGTGTGCTCGACCTCCAGGGCCTGCAGGCCGTTGAAGATCTTGACCGGGGCGATCATGCCGGAACCGCGCCAGTCTTCACCCTCCATCTCAAGAGGCGGTCGGGTGAAGGTCTTGCTCTCGCCCATGTAGGCTTCGCCGTTGCCGTGGACCACCATGTCCTTGAGCTTGCGGGGCAGGTTCATCGCAAAGGTTTCCTAGAAAATCGAATGGCTTGAAGAAGACGGTTCAGGCTGACGTTCAGGCGGCCATCTGGTTGAATTCGGCGTAGAACTCCTCGGTGATGAGGCTCTCGATCGACAGGTCTTCGAGCGGGGCGCAGGGCGTGAAGCGGTAGCCGATGCGCAGCCTGCCGGCGGCCAGCTGGTCGGGCGTATTAGCGTCGGTCAGGTAGGCTTCAGCGCCGATGATCAGGCCGGCGGCCTTCAGGCGGCGGAACATGGCGTTGATGCTGGCGACGATGTCGCGCGCCAGGGCGGGCGTCAGCGGCCGGTCGATGTAGGGGAAGACGCCTTCGGCGATCGTGTCGCGCAGCACCTGGTTGGTGCGCACCGCGCTCTCAAAGGCGAAGCGCGGATCGGCCGAACAGCCGCGATTGCCCCAGAAGCGGTCGCCGCCGCGGCGGATCAGGCAGGTGATGTCGGCGCCGTTCAGGATGCCGGCCTCGGTGTCGTCGCTATGGAGATCCCAGCTGACCGCAGGGGTGATGCCGACGACGCCGGCGACCGGCAGGTTGGAGATGGTCTTGTGGAAGCCGATCTCCTGATCGGTTCGAGCGCGCAGGCCCACGGCCCGAGCCGAGGCGTAGGACGGCTCGACCACGGCGGTGAAGGGGTTGGCGGCCAGGAAGTCGCCGAACTGCAGGAAGAGCTCGCGCTGATTGAAACCGGCGCGGAAGGCGACCGCCGCCTCGACGGTGCGCACAGGCCCGGCGTCATAATAGGCGATGGCGTTCAGCTTGCCCGCCAGGACGCCCAGGGCGGAGCCAACTTCGGCCGAGGAGAAGCCGGGCACGGCAAGGATGCGCGGGCGAACGCCCGTAGCGCTTTCAGCGTCCATCAGGGCCTGCAGGCCGGTTCGCGAACCGGCGACGCCGCCGCCGATGAGTTTTGCGTTTTGATCCGTCGCCACGTCTTCAGGGTTTCCCCCGACGCCTTCGGCCACGCGAACGACGACACCGACCGCGCGGGCCTGGTCGCCGATGGCCTTTAACGACTTGGCCAGGGTGCCGCCGTCGCCGGCGGCCTGAATGGCCGCCTCGATGTCGGTCACCAGGACGGGCTTATCGAGCGGAAAGACCTCTTCGTCCGCCGCCGGGGCGACGGCGACCAGGCCCCAGATGGAGGTGGCGGCCACGGCCAGCAGCAAAGGGCCGGCGGCGACTTCGATAATCTTGACGCCGTGGCGGCGGGGCGTGAGAGCCATGGTCAGGATCCTTGGTTGGTCAGGTTCGTGGAGCG